TTATTTGGCATATTAAATCTAACAAGATAACGAGCAGGTCTAGCCATACCCTCACCTTGACTAACATTAGCCATAAATCGGCCTATTGTAGATTCACTAGCACCAATACTTTTACCAGGAAGTTCGGCAGCTCTCTTTAAAATACCACCTGTTGTAAGGGTGTTATCTCTAGGAAGTCCTATTCTGATATCTTGGCCAAATATTCTTACGCCTCCTCGGAGTATTGCCATTAAATCATTCCTCTACTTTCTTTCCAAACTTGGCTTTCACTAGCCTTTTTAAATTGTTGTACCGGTAGATAAACGGCCAAAGCCGCTTCATCAAAATCTATTCTTAAAAAATTTGATCTTACGTGACCATACAAATATTTTTTAATTGTTGGTTTAACTATGGGTATATTTTTAACACCATCATAATTAACGTTCATTAATGTTTTTCCACTTAAACCACCATCAGCAAACTTTTGCATACGTTCTAACATTCTAAATCTTAATAGATATGGTAAATAATGAAAGTTCATACCCATAAACCCACCTTTAATTGGTTCTAAAGGTAAGACAAGTGGAAATGTATCATAATAAGGTAATGTCTTCTTTAATTTAGGGTCATAGAAGAACATATTTAAACGACCAACATTAGGTTTGCTAGTCAATTTACCTCTATTCATTAACTTTCTGGCAGTTATTGTATCAGCAATTGATTGTACACTCTTTTTGTACCAATTTGCTGACTTTATTATGCCACCTTGCTTATCTACTAAAGGATCTAAAATTGAAACCATATGCTAATATTTATACACTGGAAAACAAAAAAGAGGTGGTTATTTCTAACCACCTCCTAAAGCGTTCAGTTATTGAGAGAGATAGATTACTCTTCCTCAGCCAATTTACTAAAGTAAGATAACGTATCGTCATCATCACTAGCCACAGGTTGAGTATCAACTGTCGCATTTTTCACCGGTCCGTTGGATTTGGGCGGGAGGCTTACATTTTCAACGGTACTGGCGTTTCTATCACCCGTAATTACCCTATTCAGTTTCTCTTTGAGTTCATCATAGGTCTTAAAACTACTTGGGTCAAGGAAAGGCTTAAGAGCAAATTGTTTGCTCCATATTTCTTTAATTTTATCATCATTATCTGAAAGTGGTGTTGCACTCTCAAATTCAGATTTATCATAGTTCCAATAGCCATCTACTTTTCTGATTTTAAGTTTAAAGTTTGCACCTTTCCAAAAATCAAATGGGTTGATTGCTTTTTCATCTTCAAATGCTGGTTGCATCGCTTCAGTAATCTTATCAAAAATCTTTTTACCAAATTTAAATAATTTTACTTGTCCTTCATTCTCTGGATGTTTAGGGTCAGAAACGATTAACACATTAGCATAGTATGATAATTTTCTTTTTCTCTTACGAGCAATTTCTTTATCACTATCAACTCCAGTATTCCAAAGTTTTGTATTTTCTTCGGATACAGGATCTTTTTGTCCTAATGTAGTTAATGAGTTTTCAATATACCAACCACCTTTATCTTGGAAAGCGTGTGACCAAATTCTCTGCCAAGGTAAGTCTTCTCCCTCAACTGCTGGCAAAAATCTAAGAACGGCATAACCGTTTCCAGTTTTGTCTAGCTCTGGTTTCCAAAATCTGTCGTCTTGGTATTTGTTTTTATTTGCTGTATCTTCTGGAGCAAGATTTTGCTCTAGGGCTTTAGTTAGTGTGTCAAAGTTACTTGACGATCTCTTTAATGTTTCGAAATCCATATTTTATCTCCTGTTTATGTATCGTTTTGTTTGTGTTACCTGTATAATCGGTATCATTGTTATTTATACTACTTTTTGTTTCTCTTTTTTACCCATTCTTGTACACTTGATCTATGTCCTAAAGACTTCACAATCAAATATTCCTTAAACGTTTTTAAAAGCTTAATTAAATAGTTTATCAACCTAATCATACCTTAATATATCACACTTTGAAGCATTTGTCAATGCTCATTTGATATCAAACTTCTTAATAAACTCTTTCATATCCATATACTTTAAGTTGGTAACTGTACCATCCCATTCTAATGGAGGGCTGTTAATACTATTGGCATCCCTTAAATTAGGGTTGACCTTAATAAACTGTATTCTTCTATGTTTATTTTTACCATTAAAGTCCCAAAATGTCTGTTTCCATTGAGTTAACCAATTCACACTTGGTGTAGGTGAGTGTTCTGGTAACACATAGTTTTTTGTACCTTTGTACATATTATTAACTCTACCGGTTGTACTGTTTAGGTCGTGTCCTATTAGATATACTTCATCAGGCTGTTCTTTTACACAAGCAATATAACCTGAAGTAGGGCCGGCAGCCCAACCAAAATCGTTTTGCTCTACTAAAACATCATTTACACAATTTGATTTGTCATTGTCTTTACACCAAGATATCTTAATTGAATTTTGATTTATATTTTTAAGTTCTTTTGATTTATCTTTTTTAAGAATAGTAACCACACCAGATACATTAGAACCGTGCATTACAAACTGATTGGTTTCTGGTGTTCTTTTGTTTTCATAAAAGGCACCACCATCTCTTGCCGCTTTCAGGTCTTCATCTGAAGCCCCACTTCTAATCATACTCTCGTACACAACAGCTGGACATTTTGACCAATTTCTAAAATAACATTGATTGTTATGAGCATAACCACTGTGGTATATTTCGTGCATTATACTTTGGTCAACGGCCACTAAAACATCTGGTGTAAAATCTCTATAAAGGGCATTACAACCATATATCTTGCCGTGAGGTTTTAATTTAAGTAAGTCTAAGCTTTGCCTACTCTCTCCATTACCAATTGCAAATACTCTATTCATAGATACTACTATCTGCTTTTAATAATGCTACCTCTTTTTCTATTTTATTCCATTTAGATTGAAAGGTTGCCTTGTTCATCTTCATTTGGTGCCATTTAAAATCAAATTGTTTATCTGTTAATTCTGATAAATTCCATATGAAAAACTTATTGTCGGTAAATAAGTTTATATATAATGCTTGTGTATTGGTGGTTTTTGCTTTTTCTAAAAGGTTATTATACTTTTTCTTTTCTAGTATTAACCCCTCATTTGCATACTTGTGGTAACTTTCAAAGTTTCTTTTCTTAATTTCACAAGTGTAGTTTACATTATGAGCGTCATAACTAGAATAGTTTTTGCCTTCATAAATTAACTTATCTACTTTAAATAATTCTACATTTTCATTTAATAATTTAACTATATTTAATTCATCATTTGACCAAGTTGTCATAATCTATACTCCATTTACAAATATTTCTTTCATAATCATTTTACATTCGGTTGTATTAAACCTTATAAAAGGTTTTAACTTGGCAATCGTAGATGAGATTTTAGGCCATACAACTTTTTCGGTAATTTCTTTATCCCAATTTTTACTAAACGACAGAAAGTGGTCAAGCACAATGATGGTTTGGAAAGACGCTTTCTTTTGAATAAGTAGGCGTAACAATCTAGGATGTTGTCCAGCACCACAAATGAAACCGTCATTAAAAGAAAGAGAACGACCATTAAAATCATCCAAGATAGCCAAACAATCGCTTCTAAAATGATATATAAATGCTTCTTTACGTTTTCTGTATTCCAAGTAAATTTCTCGTCCATCATTTTGTAATAAATTACCTATCCATTTTTTATTATCGTACACAAAGTTAGCCACAAAGAAATCGACAATATTATTGATATCGTATTGTTTAGAGAGTTTGTGGAAAAAGTATCTGTCATTACGTTTTGTAAATGTTTCCAATTTACAATTAACTTTGCCTTCATACTTGACATAATCATATGAGTTTGTTGTGAAATGTAGTTTAATACCCAAATAAACTTTAAATACATCAAAACCTCCATACATATTACACCGGCAATTGTCCACATTTAGGATATTTTAACATTCTTAAATTGGTGGCTTCTAGTTTAATCTTTTCTTTTAATGGTTTGGAAATAAGATTTGATACTGTGCTTGTATCAATCTGGTGTTCTTCGCAATATAAAACAACAGCATCCATATAGGAACACCTCTTTTCTTTTACTAGCGATTCTATAGTTAGTGAAAATTCTTTTGAGTTCATTATATTAATATATCATAATTTACTATTAATGTCAAGCCTTAGTGTTGTGGATCCTGGTGGATCTAGGAATTATTGATTTTTTTAAACATATTCTATTTGTAGCCAAGGATATGTAAAAGCAGTTACTAGATTTATTGTATTGTGTACATTCTTCCAGTAACATTCTCTCCACTCACATTCGTAAGTGTATTCTTGGAAGTTACCTGCGTTGTATTCTGTGTGTGTCATATGTTATTTATACAACACACACAAATTGTATTAACTACTTACCGTTTTTTAAATTCGGAAAGAAAGCCTTAACTGTGTTTTGATAAGCATCAGCATAAGGTTTAGACATTTCTAATCCTTTTTCAAAGTTATCTTGCATAGTTTTAACTACATCACCATTAGTTACAAAGTCGTTAAACTTTTTAGCTGTGTTAATGATGTCATCAGGAGATAAAGTAGGAGCTTTAAACTCTTGTACTACTTGATCGCCGTCTTTTTTGATTGAGTATTCAAACTCTTTTACTTGAGCTTGAAAATTGAAGTCTGCTAATTGTTTAGCTAGACCTAATAGATCGCTTCTGATTTCAAAAGCGTTTTTAGTTGAAGTTGCCATAATTTACTCCTTTGTTTGTGTTTGTGTGTTTATAGCTTTAGTATTTATAATATAACATAATGTAACAAAAAAGGCAAGCCTTTTACGAGTTATTATTATATTTTTGTATGAAGTGACCGAGTACCTTGCCCTTATGAGGACCGTTTTTTACAACAAACCCCGAAGTGCCATTACCATTGATCTCAACTTCTTTTCTGGATTTAAACAAAACATTATCTAATTTCTTTTTGTTTTGTTCTTCACTAAACGTAGTTAATACTTTAGTATGCCTATCTTCCATAACACCCTCCTTTTAATTGTTGGGTGCGTTCCTTCGCTTTCGCTACTTCCGTCTTTAATAAGATGAACGTAAACCTATTTATACAAGGTATGTCTTTGGAACATACCTCATATGCGTTTATTACTTATTTCAAGTTTACCGCTGAAGGACCTTTTGCTCCTTCTTCAACTTCAAAAGTCAAAGCTTGACCCTCGTTTAAAACATCCATACCAGAATTTCTTACTGCTGACACGTGAACGAATACATCTTTTTCTTTATCTTCTCTTTCAATAAAACCAAAACCTTTAGTTGCATTGAACCATTTTACTTTTCCTTGTAGACTCATATTTATTTTCTTACTTTTTGTTATGTTGTTATTACTTATAATTAAGCAATTTTAGCGCCTGTTATTCTGTTGCAAGGAAACAGGCAAACCCCAACGGCTTAGGCCGCTAAAGCGTAACTTTCGTTAGCATTTATAATTTGATAGTAGGGTATCAGCCATTTAACTCCAGTAAGTTTTAATCGCCTGTCGATCCCTTACACCCCCTCAAAGCATACCTTGATATGTTTAGAGTTGGTGGAGGTGGTGGTATTGAAACCACGTCCAGTTCGGTTATTATCAAACCTTCAACGTTAAATTCTATGTGCCTGGTTTTTCAGGTAATAAAGCAGTATTGAAAGAGTGAAATAAGATACATCTTTCAAAACCTGATGGTATATCCATTGTCATCAATGACTCATTATCTGAATTAGCATAAAATGTTAATAAGAAAACAGGTTCACCATCTGGTTGGCTGCCTGCTCTTCCTAAACTAATACCAACGGCATCAAAATTTTTTGCCTTAATATAACTTTCAATGGCATCTGGTGTACCACATACAACTGGCATTTGTATCTGATAAAATCCGTAAGGATTTGCAAATGCTGTTGTACAAAAAAGTAATAGTCCTATAATTATTTTTTTCATAGCCCCCTTGCTGATAAAATGAGGCCACCTTTTTAATCTACTTGCTTGATTTTATCTTTATTTAATTCTTCGAAATATTTATAAAATCCATCAATTGATTCCATTAATTCTTTTTTATAATCAGCTTTTTGTTTTATGAAGGATTGAGTAGTTCCATCCTCACTAGCTATTAGAATTACAATCTGTTCAATTGGTGTACCAAAATGTTCTTCGTACATACAAGCATAAGCTGTTGTTTGTAAGAAATAATTGTCAATCCAACTCTCTTGTCGCTCTTTATTAGATGTTTTGAAGTCGATTACTGATAACTTTCCATTGTATTCTGCTACACAATCCACTTGGCCAGCAATAGTAAGTTCTTTACTATACATAATAGCTTCAAGTAAATGAATATTATCAATCTGATCTATGTATGGTTTTAATAGTCTGAATAGACCTAATGGAAGCACATCTCTAATGGATGGAGTTTCATTCTTAATGTATTGTTCAACAAGTGTGTGAAAAGATTTGCCTCGTCTAGCCGCTCTATTCATTTCCCATTTAGCAACATTTTCTCCAATGGATTCTCTCCATTTTTTGAGGCCTTCGGTTTTTCGTATTCCTAAAACCGTGGTAACAGATGGATAGTTGTGTCCGTCTATGTTATAGAAACGGTGGCCATCCACGCTCATACCTTTGGTTTTAGGTAATACTGTCTTATCTAATTCTTTAAATGTAAATGTTTTCATAATATAACCAATATATCACTTAATTAATGAAAAGGCAAGCCTTAAACACCTTTTTCAGCGTACATATCTGTTAATTCGTCTTGTGTTGGGTTTTCACCTGCAAATTTAACATAAGAATACTTTTCATATTTTGTTTTACCATTTGTATCTCTATATGCTCGTAAAAACTCTTTACGATTTTCTTCTGGATTTTTATAAGAACAATGAATCCAACCGCTGTTTTTATCTTCAGGATTCCAAAACTCCAATATCAATTGGTCATAGTCTAAGTTCTTATCAATGTAATGAGCAAGCTCTTGATTACTGATACCAAAGATTTCAAAGTCGGCCGCCTGGCCAGCAGTGTGCTGTGAGTTGATAGATGACCCAATTTTAAGACATAATTGTGCTGATCTAAAACCACTTGAAACAACCACAGGCATACCATAGTGATCTCGGACTGGTTGTAGTATATTTTCACACAATCTTTGTAGTGCTTCTATTTGAGTTTCGCCAGGATTATTATTAATGCCTTCTCGTTCAGCTGTTTGTGATTTTGTTAATTCGTTAAGACTGAAGCTTTTGCTTAATTTCATTTAATTTATCCTTTGCTTTTAGTTTTAATTTTTTTAATTCTTTTAAATCATACCAACTATCAATAGACCTATTCACGCCTCTAAGTTCTTCAACTTCATTAACTTTACTTTTCAATTCTTTGTGTTTAAACTTAATTACTTGTTTTACACTCATATTA